CCGGGACCGGCTAAGGACACACCTGTCGGATGCCCTGGGGTACTTGCTGTGGCAGGAATGCCGGGGCGGAGGCAAGGGGGAGCAGAGCAATGGAAGGGTGGTTTAGGTTAGCAGGGCGGAGCAAGGTGAAAGCAAGATGCTGAATATCGATCGCGAACACCCGGAGTATATCGCGCGGAAGGCGATGTGGAGACAGTACAAAGATCTGTACGCGGGCGGAGAGAGACTGCGCGCCAACGCGTCGGAGTACCTGGTGCGGCGGCACAAAGAGCCGGGCGAGGTATATCAGGAGCGGCTGAGCCGGGTGTTCTACGAGAACTATATCGGGTCGATCATCGACTGGTACGCGGCGACGCTGATACGACGCGAGCCAGCGGTCCTGCTCGAAGGGAGCGACTCAACCGCGAAGGAGTTCTATAACCTCCTGTCGAAGGACTGCGACCTGAAGGGAACCAAGCTGAGCGAATTCTTCCGGCAAAGGTTTGTACAGACTCTGGTATGCGGGAGCAGCTACATCGTGGTGGACTTTCCGAGGATGGACGGCGCCGCTCTGACACGAGCGGACGAGGACGCGTCGGGGCGTTCGCGGGCCTACCTGGTGGATTACGGTCCGGACGAGGTGATCAATTGGAACTACGAGCGAACCGGCGGGCTTGACTGGGTGGTAATACGGACTTCATGCCTGCGGCAATCGAAAGTAACTGACTCGGAATGGGTGAGGGAGACACGGTGGCTCTACTACGACCATGAGAACTACCAGATCTTCCGGAAAGCGAAGAGCGATAGCCCGATCGAGCTTGTGGATGAGGGGCGGCACGGATTGGCCTCTCTACGACGGGTACCGGTGTTTCAGATGAAGGTGACGGATGGGCTGTGGCTCATGAACAAATCCGCCTCATTACAAATGGAACACTTCAATAAGTCGAACGCGCTTTCGTGGGCGCTGACGATGGGGTTATTCGCGACCCCGGTGGTGTATTCGGAGCGAACGTTCAATCAGATTGTCGGCGAGTCCTACTACATCCAACTGGATCCGGGCGACCGCTTCGGGTGGACAGAGCCGGAGGGCAAGGTGTATCAGATAGCTGCGGACAACCTGGTCCGGTTAAAGGACGAGATCTATCGCGTCTGCTATCTGATGAACCAGTCAGGAACACCGAGTGCGGGCGACCTGCGGCTTTCAGGTGTCAGTAAGCAGCGGGACTTCAGCGTGACGCAGGAAGTACTGCGGGCGTATGGGGATGCCGTCAAGGACGCTCTGAAGCGGGTGCTGTGGGCGATCGCGGCGGCACGGCAGGACGGACTCTCGATCGACGTCTCGGGGATGGACGAGTTCGACATCAACGATTTCAGCGACGAGCTGGACGACGCCAAGAAACTGCTGGACCTGGGAATCGGCTCCGATACGTTGAAGAAACAGGTTTTCAAGAGCCTGGCGTTCAAATACTTGTGCGACGCACGGCAGGAGGTCAAAAGCCGGGTGGCGGAGGAGATTGACGGAGCGGGGCTTGGGAGTTAGCAGGTTGGGGCAAACAGGTTACCGGCGGCAAGACCGCCGGCGGTACGTAAGTGTAGGAGGCACATGGAAGATATCGATATTCAGGCAATTGTACGGCAGGCCATTGAGGAATTCACGAGCAGTCAACACGCCAGCAGCGAGCCTGCCTATAAGGCCGAACTTCAGGAGGAAAAGAAACGCAGGGAGCAATTGGAACGGCGGCTGAACGACATGGCCGAGGAGAACAAACGCAGCCGGCTTATCGCGGCAGAAGCGGAACGTAGTTCGGCGGTGCGAGCCGAATTGCAGCGACTGGGCGTGGCGAAAATCGACCTTGCATACAAAGCAGTGCAAGACGGCGTCACGCGTACGGAGGACGGGCGGGTAGTGGCTCGTTGCGAAGGCGGTGAGGTGCCGTTAAAGGATTACCTCTCGGCGTTCGTCACGGAGAATCCGGAGTTTTTGCCGGCACGCATCTCCGGGGGAACCGGGATGACGGCCACCCAGAAGGCCCCAGCCGCGAACAGAGAATCGGTGAGTATCGAACAAATCCGCCCGGGTATGAGCGCGGAGGAGATGCAACGAGTGCGCGAGGAAATCGTGCGCGTAGCTTCGGAAACCCTTCGGGGCAGGTAAGAAAGAACATCAAGACACAAGAAAAACAGGGTAGAAAGCCCGTTTTACAGGAGAAATGAATTGGCAGCTATTACCTCAGCAAATGTCGCAAACGCGATTGTGAAACTGGTGGCGGCGGACGCATTGCCGGTGCTGGTCGGGAACCTCGTGATGGGGAACCTGGTGAATCGCAACTACGAGCCGGTGTTGGCACAAGCCGGTGACACAGTCAACGTACCGATTCCGCCAATCATGGTGGCAAATAACATCATTGAAGGCGGTTCGGTGCAGACCCAGAATCCGAATCTGGGGAACGCGCAGATCGTGCTGAACACGCACGTGGAAGCGACCTTCCAGATCCCGGACGTAACCAAGATCCTGGCGGTTCCGGACCTGCTGAAGATCTACATGCAGCCGGCGGTAGCGGCGATCGCACAGCGCGTGGAAACGGATCTTCTGAACCTGTATGCCGGTTTCACAGCGAATGCCCCGGTTGGGACGCCGGGGACGACCATCACGGAAGCCGTGATTGACGCGGCGGAAACCGCGCTATTCCTGTCGAAGCTGCCATCGACCGAACAGAAATTCATCGTGGTTGATGCAGCGACTTATTCGGCATGGCGCCAGATACCGCGATTTAGCGAATTCCAAACCGCAGGGGACGCTGGTTTGCGGGCAATCATCGACGGCACGATCGGGAAGGTCAAAGACTTCTTCGTGTTCCGCTCGCAGTTTGTGCCGAAGACGGGGAGCACTCCGGTGACGACCCACAACCTGGCGTTCGCGAAGGACGCCATTGGGCTGGTGATCCGGCGGCTGCCGCAACCGCTTCCGGGTACCGGGGCAATCGCAGAGTACGCGGAACTGGGCAACTTCGGCATGCGCGTGGTGATGAGCTACCAACCGAACACGTTGGCTCAGCAGTTCACAGTGGACGTGTTGTACGGGTGCGGCGTGCTGCGGAATTCGTCGGGCGTACAGGTTAGCACTTAAGGGCGGGCGATCGGGCGTCGGTGGACAAGTGGGGGGCAATCCGGCTGCGGGATTTCAGCGATGGGCTCAGTGCTAAGACTCGGGTCTGGGCGAAAGGCCGCCTGAAAGGCGGCTGCAGGCAGGGTTGCCTACCCCAACGGGCACAAATCAAGACAGCACAAGACAAGAAGCACCAAGACAGGCAAGAATGCCTGTGCCACAAAGACGGTGGAAGGGAGACAGGAATGGATTTGCAGCTTTATTACCAGAAGATTCGTGAATTTGCGGCGACGATTGGCGAGGAGTTTCCGGTTGTGTTCAGTCGGGAGACAGCGGACGGCGGCAAAAATGGAATACTCACCGAGGTGCCAGCGAAACTCGCCGCAAAGATGGTGGTGGAGGGGACGGCACGTCTGGCGAAGCCTAAGGAAGCAGAGGCGTTCCGGCAAGAACAGGCTGAGCGAAAGCGTGTTGCGGACCAGGAGGTGGCAGCGGCCAAGGTGCAGTTGACGGTGCTGTCGATGGACGATCTGAACAGACTAAAGGGCGTTGCGCAGTAAAAAGGATCAGGCGACAACATGGCTCTGTTCACGGATGGTCCCGTTTCCAGCATCGAAGATCTGACGGCGCGGGACTCGCAGTTACTCGCCGTGGCAAGCGTCGAGGGGATCGACGTAACGCAAAAACTAGTGTTGGCACAGGACGAGATCGCTCTCGAACTCGGTACACTGCTCACCAGGTTAAGTTATGTAGGCCAGTTATTCTGGGTCTCACCCCAACCGAACGTAGGGAGCGTGGTAGTGAGTCCCGCTCTGAAATTGTGGCATACGCTACGCGCACTGGCGTTAGTTTACAGCGACGCATACAACAGCCAGCTTAATGACCGCTATGCGGGGAAACGCGACCAGTTCGGTGAGATGGCAAAGTGGGCGTACAACAAACTGGTCGATACCGGAATCGGAATCGCATCATACCCGATACCACAGGCCGCAGCTCCGCAAGTGGTGACGGCGGTGGCGTTACCACCCGCTGCCCAGATGCCTGACGGGACCTACTATGTCACCATGGCATGGACCAACAGCCAGGGTGAGGAAGGGGCGTGCGCGGTCCCGACCACGATCAGCACATCCACGTGCACAATAGCAGTCCAGCCAGGAACGGCGCCTCCGAATGCGACCGGGTGGAATGTCTATATAGGCGCGACTCCGGATAGCCTGTCACTTGAAAACGAGGCACCCATTGCGGCGGGGGCGGCGTGGCTTCAGCCGGGCAACCTGGCTGTGGGAGGACGAGCACCCGGATCGGGACAGTCGCCCAGCTACGTGAAGCCGGTGCCGCGGATGATACAGAGGGGCTGATGACGGGAACAATCGGGAAGGCAGCAACAGTCAAGGTAATCCAGAGAGTCACTGGCCCAAAGGGAGTGAATTCCGGTTTGGCGGCGCTCACGCAAGGAAGTAGCGCGCTGGCGAGTCCGCTGGAGGCGTCGCAAGTGCGGTCACAGAATGTGGCGGCGGACGTGGCCGAGCGGAGCGCGGCCATTCAATACCCCGCGGTGAATGTGTACTGCGAAAAA